CATCTCTCTAGCTTTTGGACTCATATATGAGCTTATACTATCAACAATTTGAGCGACAACAGCACCTTGGTTCTGACTGTTATCTAAAACAACATCAATATTAAATGACAAATCAATTACATTAGCCGATTCAATCGATATATAATCATTTAACATTCTATAATTAGATAGATAATTTGCAATATTACTTTTAAGTGTATTTGAGGTAATTTCAGTCAAATTACCAGATTCATCATAAGAGAGAATCTTAATCTTTATCTTATTATTTTCCTCAGTAATTGATACTTTTGCAGGAGCCCCGAATTGAGACGGCATTGTTCTAATTATTGATTCATAATCATTTATTGTTACAGCTCTGTTTTGTGCCGCAAAGTTAAAGGACACTAAGTTACGGACTTCTTCTGTTGTTGGATTTGCCGCCCCACCGATTGCTGCAGTAACATTATTACAAGATAATGAATTAACAACACTTGTGTTGACTGAGTCTGAAGGACCATTAACAAAGAAAGATACTGTCCCAATTTGACTTATAACATTAACCCCTAAATTACTCGAAGTTCCTCCACCAATTCTATATTGGATGAAAAGTGTACTATTTGCTTTCAAAGTACTTCCTAAAGCAAAATTATTTGAATATTTATACAAATCTAATTGAAACCCATTTCTTGCAAATTCTCTAAGTTGTTCATCTGCTGATTGACTACCACCACCAAATGTCATTTTTAAGAAACCTTCAGGTGTGTATTCGGTTATAAACTTATTAGATGTTGTAATGTATTTACCAACTTTTATGCCAGGATTATCCGAAACTTTGGTAGGATCTTCAATGAATACCCTTTCTTCAGCAAGTGCTTTAACTTCATACCATCTATTATCAAGTCCCAAAAATTCTTGTACAGAGGGAACATTAGCATATTGTGTACCATCCTTCAATAATACACTAGTTACACCTAATACGTTCCTTTCAGGTAAAAATAATTCAAAGAAAGGCTTAACATCATTTGGTGTTACAACTCTTTTGAATACCTTTGTAATACCATTAACTACAGTTTCTCTTTTAACGATTGTGTAATTTAACAATCTATTGTTTGAATCAAAATTTGGAATTTTTAATCGGTTTGGGAATCCTTCAGCATTAACCGCTGAGGCGAAATCTATATCATAAACAGTCTCAAATACTTGTCCAGCTCCATTAATCTGAGCACCCCTTCTAAGTATACCACAATATCTTAGATCTTCTCTATCTCCAAATGCCGGAACCGTAATTGAAAAATCAACAAGGGCGACTGAAGGTCGTTGTCCTGGTATTTTTAATCCGTAGGTTCTTGCAATGTTATATATTGATGCTCTTTGTTGCGCAAACTGTAAAACAGTTTCTTGAACACTTCTATCAATATTAAACTGTAAGTTGTCTGAAATCGCAGCATTCAAATCCAACAACGCAGAAAATACAGATGCGTCATTGAAATTATCAATTAAATCAGGATAATATGTTCGAGTAAAATTTATTAATTCAGTCCTGATTGACTGAAAATCTCTAGTTGTGTAAGATATTTTTTTATTCGCCATATTATTAAATATTAATAATTATAAAATCACTTGAGTTGAACGCAGTGTCTGTTACCAAGTAATCAATTTTAATTTTTGCGGTGTGTTCCGCTTGACTTATACCCGGTACAGTAAAAACCCTTTCATTGTTATCGTTTATGTAAGTTCCTTTATCCTCTTCACCTTCGGATGCCGGTGCAATACTTATATTCGTGACTGTAATACCTGGTAAGTATTCATTTACAGAATCCCTAATTTCAGCTTCCAAGTCCGAAAACGTAGGACCGTCCATAGGTTCAAAAATATATTCATACAATCTAGTTCCAAAATCAGGTAAATAATATCTCGTTCCTTTACGTGTTAATAAAAGATGAATTAGATTACTTCTAATTTCTTCATCTGTAGTTTGTGATAAACTCAGATATTTCCCTTGATACGAATCTCTAAAAGGAAAGTTTATTCCATATGTAAAACCAATACTCATAACAATAAATATATACCTTGATTTTTTTCTATAAATACCATAAAACAAAAAATCACGACATTATGTCGTGATTTAATATTTTAAGATGAACAACCAAAACAATCAAACGGTGAATCTTCTGGTTTTGTCTTTATTGGTTCAACATGAGGTAAGGTTGGTGTTGTTCTAGGTTTATCCATTTTTGATATATCCATCGCCAAATGTTTCGCCCCTGTTGATATTGCCTTAGTTCTCACATAGTAACACAATGTTTTCAATCCTTTCTGCCAAGCGTGGAAATGTGATGAAGTAATCTTTGATAGAGTTGGGTTACCCATATAGATATTCATTGATTGTGATTGATCAATAAAAGGACCTCTATCAGCTGCCATGTCAATCAATTCTTTCTGAGATATTTCCCATATTGTTTTATACTTCTTCATCAAATGTTCAATCCTTTTAACTTTGAAGTTGTATTTTTTATCTTCTGGGTCTAAATAATTGTTGAAGTTTATATTTTGAATTGAACCCTCATTTAAAATGATTTCATTTTTCAAATCTTCACCCCAAATTCCAAGTTTCTCAAAGTCAGCAATTAGATATTTGTTTACAATCATAATCTCACCACCCACTACTCTTCTATTAAAGATTGCTGAATGTGCTGGTTCAGTCATTTCATAAGAACCTGTTATCTTAGCAGAACTTGCAACTGGCATCTGTGCTGTAAATAATGAATTACATACACCATAATTTTTAACATTTTCTTTCAAATCATTCCAATTCCATCTTCCTGATAAATCAGATTCAGTTAATCCCCACATATCAAATTGGAATATACCTTTTGACATTGGTGAACCTTTAAAATATTCATACCTTTGATATTCTTCATCATAAGCCAATTTATTACTCTCACTAATTGCTGCGTAATAAATTGTTTCAAATATTTCTTTGTTCAATTTCTTAGCTTCTTCTGATGTAAACTCATAATCCATTAGATAGAATACATCAGCTAAACCTTGAGTTCCTATGGCGATTGCTCTTTGTTCTCTACCACCTTTTTCACCCTTATTCGTTGAATAATTGTTTATATCAACAACTTTGTTCAATGCTCTCACTACTTTACAAGTTTCGTTATAAAGTTCCTCAAAATCAAATTGTGCATCGTGTACGAAGTTCTTTAATACCATTGAAGATAGGGTACAGATTGCTGTAGTTTTTTCATCAGTATATTGATAAATCTCATTACAAAGATTTGATTGTTTAATAACCCCAATGTTTTGATGATTTGTCTTTTTATTAGCACTATCTTTTGAACATAAGTATGGAACACCAGTCTCAATCTGAGATTCAATAACTTTTGTCCACACATCTTGAGCCTTAATCTTTTTACCCAATCCCATACGTATAGCCTCATTATAAACATTCTCATATTCATCACCATAAACATCTTGTAATGCGGGTAATCCAGCTTTTTTGATGTCATTAGGACAGAATAAATACCAATCACCATTTTCTCTTACGGCTCTCATAAAGTTATCAGGAATCCACAATGCCGTAAACAAATCTCTTGCTCTTAATTCTTCAGCACCTGTGTTCTTTTTGATTTCCAATAAATCAATGATGTCTTTATGCCAAGGTTCAAGATAAATTGCGGCAGAACCAGGTCTTCTACCTTGTTGATTAAAGAATCTTAATGACTCGTTAACAATCTTTAGATATTTTAATAATCCGCCAGCGAAACCACCTGATGTACTTAATCTACTTTCTTTACTTCTAATATTTGACATACAAAGTCCAATACCCGCAGCATCAGCCGAATAAGTGGAAATATCAGTCATTGTATTCAATAATCCTTCTCTTGAATCCGCATCATTATAATGTAATACACAAGATGCCAATTGAGGTATCTTTGTACCAGAATTAATCATAATTGGTGTTGCTGGAGAAATAAGTTGGTTTGATAATGACTTGTAGTATTCAACAGCTTCTTCAAATGATTTTGTAACCCATAGAGCAACCCTCATATACATATGTTGGGGTCTTTCAATAGTCACACCTTCTGGTGTTTTAAGGAGATACATTTCATATAATGACCTCCAAGCAAAATAATCAAAGTTATAATCATTATCGTGATTGATTATACTATCAATATTAGAAGCACCATAACTTTCAATGGTTTTCACTAATGTCTCATTAACAATCCCATCAACGTGTAAAGTGTGCATTGTATTTGAGAAACTTGGGTCAGTTTCTTTATGATATGATGATATAGCAACAGAGGAAGCCAATCTCGAATAATCGTGATGACTTCCAGTATATGATGCGGCAATTTCATAAATCAACTTATCAAGCTGTTTGGTTGAAATTACCCCCTCAGTTGGTACTGAGGTGATAACTTTAATGAATATTTGATCAGAATTAACATTTAAGTTTTTACTTGCTCGTTTAATTCTTGTTTGTATTTTTGTGGGGTTAAAGGATACAACCTCCCCATCTCTTTTTTGAATTCTTAATGACATAATTAATTTTTAAAAATCGTCTGTGAATGAAATAGTTTCGTTAAGTTTTGCCTTTTGATACTCCATAGTTCTGGATTCGAAGAAGTTACCTTTGGTTTCAATTGCAATTTGTTCCATGAATTTGAAGGGTTGTTCAACATTAAATTGTTTACTACATCCAAATTTAACCAACAAACCATCAACAACAAATTCCAAATATTGTTTCATTAAATTGGAATTCATTCCGATTAATGATACTGGTAGTGATTCTGTGATAAACTCTTTTTCAATTTCCAAAGCTGACAATAATATTTCCTTTATTCTTTTTTCACTTGGTTTGTTCTCAACGTGATTGTTTAACAAGTGAATTGCGAAATCACAATGTAGGTTTTCATCTTTGAAAATCAATGAATTAGCATTACAAAGACCTTGCATAACCCCCCTTGATTTCAACCAAAATATTGAACAGAATGAACCTGAAAAGAATATACCTTCTACTGCGGCAAATGCCACCAATCGTTCTTGGAATGAGGCTTTCTCTATCCAATCTAAAGCCCATTTAGCTTTTTTCTGAACCGCAGGTAATCTATCAATCGCATTGAAACATTCGTCCTTTTCTTTTGGATTGGATATATACGTATCAATTAATAAAGAATACATTAAAGAATGGATATTTTCCATCATTAATTGAAATCCATAGAAAAATTTTGCTTCAGGGTATTGTACTTCACGGTAGAAGTTCTCAGCCAAGTTCTCATTGACAATACCGTCAGATGCTGCAAAGAATGACAATATGTTCTTAATGAAATATTGTTCGTTCTCAGACAAGTTCTGCCACTCTCTGATGTCACCTGTCAAGTCAACCTCTTCAGCTGTCCAGAAAGCTGCCTGATGTTGTTTATAGTATTCCCATATGTCGTTATATTGAATGGGGAAAATAACGAAACGACTGGGGTTTTCTGTTAATATTTTTTCTGTCATAATTTAAATACCTTGTTTTTGTTTTCTTTTCTCTAATAAATCCTTTATTCGTTGTCTATTTTGTTCTTCTTTTTGTTCTTCATGTCCTAAGAATGTTACAGATGATTCGGTATCAATGTCTAACATTCCGTTATCAAATTTACAGTTTTCAAAGATAATTCCATCATCACCAATCCTTGATTTTGTTATCGCAATTGTTGCCAACTTCATTTCTTTTTGTTGTAAAGTTTTCGCAACAGATATAATAACATGTCCAACCTGAGCTTTCTTGATAGAACCACCCATTTGATCTGTTGTTACTACCTCAGATGATATTGAACTTCTATTACCTTGTGTTGCTGTCCAACCAACTAAACTTAATTCATGACACATGGCTTCAAACGCTCTCATTACCGAACCCTCAGATTTCCATTCATCTCCCAAGTTCTTCTCAGGCACAACACAATCAATATAGTCCAATAATATCATATCAATTTTACATCCGTCTGCTATCTTTTTTCTGACAAGGTTTTTGATTTGACTCATTGTCATTGTATCAGAAGGTAATTTTTCTAAAATAAGTTGGTTTTCCATTGTTTTTTCAATATGTCTAATTTTAGTTAATACTTCTTCTTTTTTATTAGACATATCATCAGGGTGGATTTTAGTCCACAAGGTAAAATGTTTTCTTTGAATAACCTTGGGATTATCCTCAAAAAATATTTGGAGAACATTATATCCCAAGTTGAAGGCATGATTTGCCATCTTGGTTAAGAATGTCGATTTTCCTACACCAGTTGGTGCTAATACAACACCAATCTCACCCTTAGCAAGTCCCCCCTTCAAAAGTCTATCTATTCCAGGAATTCCCATCGGGATTGGATGTCTGAAATCTTCATTAAGTACATCGTCAAGATTTGAAAATACATTCAACATTCCATCATCTCTAACCCCAACTTGCAGAGCATCTCGAATCATTTCTTCGAGGGTGTCGTAATTTTCAAATTCACCACCATCAATTACTTTCTGAGCCTTGGTTATCGCCTTTTGTAGTTCTTGTTGTTTACAGAACTTCAAAGCTTTTTCTTGAACAAACTCACCTCCCGACAATGGTGCTTCTTTAATTTTTTTGATTGTATCAACAACAACCTTAACTACATTCTCTTGTTGAAATTCGGATTTAGCGATTTGCTCTAAGGTATCAAAAGTGGGAACTGAGTCCCACTTTTGATTGTATTCTTTAATCATCTGAATGATGAGTTTAAAGTATTTGTTTTCGAAATAGTTTGGTTCTATAACGTCAACAATTGACCTAGAGAAATTACTATCGACAATAATTTGATTAAGTAGTTGTATCTGAAATGAACTTCCTAAGTAATCAAAATTTTTATTATAAGTCATGAATTTTAGATGAGTTTTAGATAAATATTACACCAAAGTACTATATCCAAGATAATCAAATGTTAAATCCTTGGATGAAAAAATGTCAGTTAACTCGTGAAGTACATTTTTTATTTGCTGGCGAATATCTACGGTGTATCTTATTTTAGGTGGGTATAATTTTGCATCAACTCGTCTATGACAAATTGTCTTGTCATTTTGTTTTATGAAAATGTTAAAGTATTCAGGATCATCAGTAAACGATGTATTAAGAATAGAAGGATTGTTAGTTATATCATATTGATTCTCCAATAAGTAGCTTACTGACTTCATTTTCAATGAATATTGAATATCTCTAACCATATCATTCATATATTCCAAAAGTTCTATTGAATTTTTTGCTTTTGGATTGTAATCCCTTACGTTGAAAAATCTCTGAACGATAATATTATCATTCACCATCATTAGAAACTCAAGTTTCATTAAATCATTTTGCTCTCTCATTTTTTTTTAATTTTTAGTTTTAAAATTTTTTTTCTCTTTTCGTGTTAGTTTTAAAAATGGTTTTACAAAGTTTACCCAAGCATCATCACCTTTTGGTAGAAATTTAAACAATCCATCTTCCATCATCATTTTAATCAGATTTCTATAACCCCTACCTTCAGGGTCTAAGGTTTCTTTATAATACAATTCAACAGTTTCTTTACCTTCATCATCAATTAATGGTTCTGACAAATCTACAATCTTTTTATTGATTTCAAAGAATTCATCACCATAAATTCCTGTCTTTGTTTTTCCTGTTAAAAGATTTTTGATTGCAGTGTTGTCTTTATCTCCCTTCAAAAGGTTTTCAGCCTTGGTTAAAATATCGTCAATAGTTACGTCTTGTTCAAGTAGTTCGGGAAATAATTTAAATAAAGTTTTATCACCCAAATAATATATTCCATCAATATTATCTGATTTATCACCACATAATACCTTGTATGTCAAAATATTATTATGTGGAATTGAATGTTCCTTCAATTTAATCTTATCACCATTTTTATAGGTTTGTTTTATTCTTGGTGAATAAACTGATACATTGTCAGATATTAATTGTGTTAAATCCATATCACCTGAAAAAATAACGATGGTTTCATCTTTAGCTATTTGACAATAATAAGCTATTAAATCATCCGCTTCATTCTTTTCAATAT